GGAATTTAATGGAAAATATTACCATAATATTGATGGTTGGTTTATTGCTAAGCTAGGTGAAGAAACAGTAGGTAACAATTTTGTTACTAGTGATGATGCAATGCCTTTCTGATGTTAGAAAAAGACAATTTTAGATACATCTGTGAAATTACCACTAGAGCTTTAGGATTTTCAATAGATGACCTTGCTTTAAAAAGCAGAAAGCAGCCATTACATATAGCACGAGCTGTAGCGGCTTATATAGGCAGAACTGAAGAGCTTATACACCCAAATATAATTGCTAAAGCATTTAAAAGGCATAGAACTTTAATTTACCATTATGAAAAGAGCCATAAAGCGAACTATGCTACTTGTAAATCTTACAGAAATGCTTTCACAAAAGTCTACAAGGCTTATAAAAACCTAGATGGTGATATGGAAATATTTTTAGATGGTGATTTTATGAAAAGATATTTACTTAAAAATGGAGTTAAAGAATCAAAAGCTGATAAAAATTCGCAAGTAATACTAGAAGTCATAAGCGGTAAAGTTAAATGCAAAATTAAAACTTCTTATTTTGACTTCAGTAATCAATTAGAAATTATTAAGTTTGTTCTCAAAAATTACCATTACACCATTAAGATTATATGAAACACCTTCTAAGTAGCACAGCATTTATAGTATTAAACAAGGAATTGGCAAGGCAAATAGGATTAAAAGCCGCAATATTACTTGCGGATCTAATTTCAAAAGAACAATATTTCATAGATAATGGTGGAATAACAGACGGATGGTTTTTTAATACAGAAGCTAATATACAAGCTGACACTACTCTTAACCCATATCACCAAAGAAAATGTATTAAAGAGCTTAAAAAGCACCAACTGATAGAAGTTAAGCGAAAAGGAATACCTGCAAAACAATACTTTAAAATAAATGAAGAACAAGTCCTTCAAATTTTAAACAACTTGTCAGTTAAAAAATTAACAACTATTAATAAGAATAAAGAAATAAAAATAACTAATAAATATTTTAAAAAGCCAACAGTTCAAGACATAGATATTTATTGTACAGAAAGACAAAACAAAGTAGATGCTTTCGCTTTTTATGATTTTTATGAAAGTAAAGGTTGGTTTGTAGGAAAGTCTAAAATGAAATGTTGGAGGTCAGCAGTTAGAAATTGGGAGCGAGGTGATAAAAAGAAACCAAAAACAATGTCTAAATTAGACGCACAGATAAGTCAGTATGAACAAGCTAAAAAATTAATATGAAACCATTAAAACAAGAAAACCTTCAAGACCTTACTGAAAAAGTGTTAGACTTAGTAGCTTTAACTTCAGTTGAGATAGGACACAGAACAGATGCAAAGACTTTAGCTAGTCTGAGTAAGATCTTTGCCACAGACTTAATACAAGAGAAAAGGTTTGGCAAGATGACATTTAACCAAATACAAGATGCCTTTAGATTAGGTGTAAGGTTTGGAAAGGATGAACCATTCTTAAACATAAGGACTTTTTACAAATGGGTGTATGCTCATAAGAAAGTGATAGATGATGCATATTATCAAGTACATACATTAAAACAAAAGAATGTACCTTATTATCAAGAACCAATTAAGCTATTAAAATGAAAGAAGAAATGAATAATGAGTATATAGAAATATTGAGAAAGCATATACCACAATTAGACATTGCTTTACATATTAATAAATCAAATGTAGAGTACATAGAATTTTTAGAAAATAAAATAAAAAAATTAGAGAATGAAAAAGAAAAAGGAAAAAGAAAAAGAAAAGATCTACAATCCTAATAAGTGTAGCTCTTTTAAAATGCAGTTTGGATTTGAATATCCATTAAGATACATACCAAATAATAGGAGAAAGCAAAGGTGAAGTTTGAAAAGTCAGAAAATAGATTAAGACAAACAGATGCTTTAAAAGTATTTTGTAATAATTTTAATATGACTTTTACAGAGAATAGTGACTTTGCTCCTGTTGATTCATTCCTTAGAAAAGACACTAAATTTGTTGGACTCGCTGAAGTCAAGGGTGTTCATAGTAATTATGATGACAAAGACTATGTAGTTGTATCAATGAGAAAGTTAGTAGACTGTCAATCAGAACAAATAAAACATAAAAAACCTGTAGCCATAATATGGGCATTTAATGATTGTATAGCTTATCAAAGAATTGAAAATTTAAATGGTGAATTTTATTTTGGAGGTCGCAAAAAAAGAAAAGGAAGCACACACGATATTGAACTAATGGTAAAAATTGACAAAAGAAACCTGATTAAAATTGAAGACAATATCTAAATTAAAAAAAGATCTTGACAAATGGTTCAGTCTTTACATAAGACTTAGAGATGCAACAGATGAAGGGCTTGTACAATGCTTTACTTGTGGCATTGTTAAGTATTATAAAAAAGGAATGCAATGCGGTCATTTTCAATCAAGAAGTTTTCTAGCTACAAGGTTTGATGAAGAGAATTGTCAACCTCAATGTGTAGGATGTAATATGTTTAAACAGGGCGAACAATATAAATTCTCATTATATTTAGACTCTAAGTATGGTGAAGGAAAAGCAGAAGAACTTCAATTCTTAGCTAAGTCAACAGTCAAATTTACTAGAGTAGATTATGACGAAAAAATCAGTTATTACAAAAACCTTGTTGAAAAGTTAAAAAAAGAGAAAGATATTGAGTGAACTTTTCTGTTAAGTTTGTGTATGCAAAAAACGATTTACGCAAATCAGAAACACCAACAAGCAATAGAAACTTATTTGTTAATGTGTAAAGAGTTTGTAAAAGAAACAAGTACAAAAGCAAGATACCAAAACTTTTTAGAAGTAATTGACCTGATTTTAGAATATCATAATTCATATGGATCAGGAACAAAAGAACACAACTTCTTTGATTGGTTAATGATAATTCCAATTAATGTTTCAGTAGCAACTAATGGATATTTTGCAGCTTTAGAAACTAAAAAAAACAGGGCAATCATTCGAGCATACAAAGCAGTATTAGATGAATTACTACAAGAAACAATAGACAAGATCGACTCAATAGAACCTGAAGATGAATGATATATATTTAGAAATATCTAAGCTCTCAGAAAAGTTTAGGACTATGGCTTTTGGTTTAACAACAGATAAGAACCAAATTGATAATGCTGTTCAGGAACTAATGTTGTATTTTTTACAAATGAATCCTAAGACTTTAAAATCAATTTATGATAATGATGGAATAGAAGGAATAACAAAGTATGGAGCTGTAGCTCTTAGACGTTCTTTAACGAGTACAAGGAGCTCATTTTATTATAAGTATGACAAATACTACAATACTGTACAAGACTATTATGAAACCAATACAACTATGGGTGACCATAAAAGCATTTACAATATTCCTGAAGCTAAGGTTGATAAGTGGCAATGGACTAAGTTACAAGAAATTGATGAAGCCTTAGAGTCAGTTACTTGGTATGATAAAAAAGTTTTTGAGCTGTATTATTATGAAGGTAATACACTTGACTCACTAGCAGAAAAGACTAACATAAGTCGTAACAGTCTTTTTACTACAATAGATAAGGTGCGGAATATATTAAAAAAGAAGCTAAATGAATAAGTTTTTTGTACCTGATAAAATATATGAAGAACGCCTTGCAATATGCAGGGAGTGTGTTTATTATTTTAAACCTACAGGAAACTGCAAAAGGTGTTTGTGTTTCATGAAACTGAAGGCACGTCTTGCTCCTATGGCTTGTCCTCAAAAGTATTGGGATAAAACCACAGAAGTTACAGCCCCTGATGACTTACCACAACACTTAATAGATGAAGTGCTTGATATTTGGAAAGACTTAAAAACAGGAAGAGCAAAAGATGTTGCTGCTAAAAAAAGAATGATTGAACTTTACAACGTGATATATATGACAAACTATGGTACAGGGACTAACTGCGGTTCTTGTATATCAACTTGTTTTGATGGTATTAAAAAACTATATAATAAATACAATGAATAAAAAAAACTATAAATCAATAAAATCTGTTCTAAAGTTTCACATTAAAAAAAACGTGAAAAGCCTTTGGACTTGGGATAGAGGTGAAGATGAAAACTTTACTTGCATATATGAAAACTACAGTGGTGATGATAGAATATACACTAGTCAACAACTCTTAAAACTTTTAGAAAAATGAAAATATTACTATTAATAGCTGTAGTATTTGCAATAAGTGGGATATTGCTTTTGTATTTAAACTACAGAATAAAGAAAAAAAACAATGCTGAAATATATAATAACATAAAAAAATTAGATGATGCCGATAAATTATAAAGAAACAACAGAACCAAGTTACTATACAGGAAAAAAGTATGGATATTCAGCACGTAAAGTAGTTGAAGACTTCAACTTATCTTACAATGTAGGAACAGCAGTAAGCTATCTTTTGAGAGCAGGAAAAAAAGAAGGAAACCCTGCTGAACAAGATATACAGAAAGCAATAAACCATTTGCACTTTGAACTAGATAAGCTATATAAGAAAAGCGACACTAGAACAGGAAGTTTAGCAAAATGACTTTATATTCTTGCGAATGTGGAAAAGAAGAAAAAGAAGTATCAAAAGCAAAGATTATCTTTAATAATGGTAAGTGGGTAACTGATGTTAAATGTGGGTGTGGTAATTATATGGACTCTGAGCCTGAAGATGGAATGCCTAATCTAAAACGTACTGAACCTAGCCTTAGCAAAAGGCGTGATATGCTATGGGATGGAGCAAAAGAAAAACTTTGTGGTGAGCGTGGAATAAATGAAGACTATTAAACAAATAACAATAAATTCTATTATATATTATGAAACTAAAAATCAACGAACTAAAACCAAACGAAAGCAACCCTAGAATAATTAAGGAAGCTAAATTTAAAAAACTTGTACAAAGCATTAAGGGCTTTCCTGAGATGTTAGAACTCCGGCCAATAATAGTAGATGAAGATATGACTATACTTGGTGGTAATATGCGTTACAAAGCCTGTGTTCAGGCAGGGTTAAAAGAAGTTAATGTGAAGATAGCCAAAGGATTAACCGAAGAACAAAAGAAAGAATTTATAGTTAAAGACAATGTAGGGTTTGGTGAGTGGGATTGGGATAGTTTAGGAAATGAATGGGATAACGTAAAGCTAGGAGAATGGGGAATGGATGTTTGGCAACCTGAAGAAGCAGTAGACTACTCAGTATTAGATGACTTAGATTTAGGCGATACATTAGAAGATAAAACAGCAGGAGTAATGAGGGGTATTGTAATAGAATTTGATACGCTTATATATGAAGAAGCTAACGAATTAATCAAAAAAGCAAGAGATGAAGGTAAAGACGTTGGGGCAATAGTATTACAAGCGTTTAAGAATGTATCATAAAGAACTAGATATTTATTGTTGTTGTATTTCAACTAACAGAGCAGACAATGTAAAATTGCTTGAAGAAAAAACAGGTATGAAGTTTACTTATTACACAAGAGTAAATGAATCGGAATCTTATATAAATGAAGGGGCGAGTAAAGTGGTAGAAGTTGATGGTAATATTTGTGTAGCAAGAAACAAAGCTATAGATGATTCTCAAGGAAAATTATGCTTACAAATATCTGATGACTATAAAAAAGTATACCTAGTTATTGGCAACAACGGAACATACAGAAAAAAAGAAATATCATTTTTGAAAGCTATACAAATAATGGTTGATAATTTTAAAAAATTAAAAGGTAGTTACGCAGGGACAGCAATAACAGACAACCTGTTTTATTACACAGGTAAGCAAGTTCAACAAAATAAATTAATTGTAAATGATTGTATATTAGTAGACGGTAAAATGTTATTTGATGATAAAGCAGATTTAAAAGAAGACTACGATATGTTTATAAGACAAGTACAAGCAGGGAACAGGGTGTTGCGTTTTAATCTTCTTCTAATGACGTTTCCGCACAGAGGTAACAAAGGTGGTGCGAATGATTATAGAACTACAGAGAGAGAAGCTAAATGCAATCAATATATATTAAGAAAGCATTATGGTATAGTAAAACCCCACAGTCGTAGACAAAATCAATTAGAAATAAATTATAAGGAATTATTAAAAAGATGAAAACACTAAAATTACAAAAAACAGAACACTCAAGGAGAGTGGGGAATCGTTGTGAATATATAGAACCTAATGTAACTGAAAGCTGCCTATTAGAAGTTGATAGCGAAATAATAGGATTCTACATAAAAGACGTAGCTGAATATAGTCAACGTATGAGTAAATTGTTAGCAGTAGCAGACAAAGAGTTCAGAAGTGATAATGTGCCAAAGTCTTTATTAGAACGTAGTGATGTGTTTAGTAAAGTGTATAAAGAAGGTCTTACCCGTAAACAAGCAAAGAAAGAAGGCACAATACAGATGAGTGCAATATTAGGAAGCATAGCTCCAAAACCTCATATGCGTAGACCTTACCCTACTATATCAGCAGTACACAGAGATAAGAAAGCGCAAACATTTATAAAAGCAATGTGGGGTTGTTGTTTAGAAGCAGAACAAATCATCAAGAAACTTACTCCTGAAATATATAAAAGGCAAGTTGAACTATTTGAAGATATAAAAAAAGAATGGAGGTTTGGTAATATGTATACAAGCAGTATATCTAACTTCAATATATCAGCACCATTTCACAGAGATACAGGAAATATAGTGGGAACAGTTAACACAATCTTGACTAAAAGAAACAATGCTAATGGTGGCTGCTTAAACGTGCCTGACTACAATGTAACATTTGAACAGGCTGACAACTCAATGTTAGTTTACCCTGCTTGGAAGAACGTACATGGAGTAACACCAATAAAACAAATAAGCGAAGATGGGTATAGAAACAGTTTAATCTTCTACCCATTGAAAGCATTTAAAGGAATATAATATGGACGAAAGTAGACACATAAAAAAGGAAAGCATTTTAAAAGCATTAGAAAATAGTTTAGGCGTAGTTACAGTTGCTTGTAAATCAGCAGATGTTCCACGTTCAACATATTATAAATGGCTAAAAGAGGACGAGGACTTTGCTAAGGCTGTAAAAGACATAGAGAATATAGCACTAGACTTTGGTGAAAGTCAGTTACACAAACAGATTGGAGATGGAAATACTTCAGCTACAATATTCTTTTTAAAGACTAAAGGAAAAAAACGAGGGTATGTAGAAAGATCAGAACTTGACCTTAGCTCAGGTGATGAACCTATAAAAATAAATGTAAATATCAAGGGTGTTGAATATTGATACAGAATTTACAAGTACTCAAGCAGAAGCAATAGAATACCTATTTGATAAAACTACTACGGAAGTATTATTTGGTGGAGCAGCAGGTGGTGGAAAGTCTTGGGTGGGTTGTAGTTGGTTAATTCTTATGTCCTTAAAATATCCAAAGACTAGGTACTTAATGGGCAGGTCAAAATTGGATAGTCTAAAAAAAACAACTCTCAATACTTTCTTAGAAGTATGTGAAGCGTGGGGTTTGAAAGCTAACAAACATTATAATTTCAATGGAGGATCTAACATCATAAAGTTTTATAATAAATCAGAAATAATGTTAAAGGATTTATTCTTGTACCCAAGTGACAGGAACTTTGACAACTTAGGTTCATTGGAAATCACAGGGGCTTTTATAGATGAAGCAAATCAGATAACAGAGAAAGCTAAAAATATTGTAGCTTCAAGGATGAGATACAAGTTAGATGACTATGGATTAATTCCAAAAATGTTAATGACCTGTAATCCTGCTAAGAATTGGGTGTACACTCAATACTACAGACCATCAAAAGAAGGAAAACAAAAACCATATAGAAAGTTTATTCAGAGCCTTGTAGATGATAATGAATTTATTTCTAAGTATTACAAGACTCAGTTAGAAACATTAGATGAACTAAGTAAACAAAGGCTACTATTTGGGAATTGGGAATATGACGCAAGTAAAGATAATTTAATTGAATATGATGCTATAATCAATATGTTTAC